GTACGATGGGTTAAAACCGCGCATCATGTACCACGAGGAGCGCTCTATGTCACGTCCATTACTACCCGCGTCAGCGATCGAGCGACGAGCGCTCAGCTCGGTGTCGCCCGTGTTCTTTGATACGTACTATTGCGGGATGCGTTACGCGTCCCATCGATCGAACTGGTTCGATCAACTCGATCGAACGTGGGAAGGTGCGCGCGAACAGGGAGACAAGGGACGGCAGCTCGTACTCGCTCCGCGTGATCATGGTAAAACGGAGGCAGCGATCACATACGCAGTCCGCGCGATCTGCTTGAATCGAGATGTCCGTATCCTCTGGATCTGCGAGAGCGCGTCGCAAGCCGAGAAGCGTATGAGGCGCGTCAAAGCGCTCTTGAGATCTGAGCGCATCGTCGCAGATTGGGCGAGCGATCCCGCGCGCGGTTGCACTCCGTTCGAGTCTGAGGAGACGCCGTGGACACAGACGCAAGTATACGTCCCCCGCAAGCTCGAATCGGTGGACCCCACGATCACGGCGATCGGATCGGGTGGCGCTGTGACGGGAGCTCACTTCGACCTCATCCTCGCGGACGACTTGGAGAGCGACATGAGTTGTCACACGAGCGCGCAGCGCGCGAAGACGAAGAGGTGGTTCAAGGCGACGGTGCTCCCGATGCTCAGCCGTGGGGGTTTGATCGCGGTCATCGGGACGCGCAAACACTACGACGACCTATACGGGGACATGATTAACGATCCCTCGTGGGCGCTGATCGAGGACCCCGCGGTCGCGCAGATGCCCGAGAGTTACGCGTATGAGACCGAGACGCGTGACGGGCGCGAGGTGATCTGCGGTGTCTCGATCGAGGGAGAGGCGCGCGTGCTCTGGCCCGAGGAGCGCCCCATCGAGTATCTACTGCGAGAGCGTCGCTCGATGGGCGCGCAGCTGTTCGCGCGTGAGTTTCAACACCAAGTACAAGACGACAGCGCGTCCGCGTTTCGGTTTGAATGGCTGAGCGACGCGAAGGCTCGAGGCTCCGAGCTCTCGATGTACGAGGTCCCGCCATACGTAGAGCGCTTGGAGATCGTGCAGGGGTGGGACTTCTCGCTCGTGCAATCAGTACGCGACGCGGAAGCGCGCGACACGGATTACACGGTCGGGACGACGTGGGCGCGCGACCTCGACACGGGCGATCACTATCTCCTCGGGATGTTTAGACGGCGAGGGCTCACGCCCGCGCAGCTCCGCACCGCGGTAATCGAGGAGTTCAACCGCTTCAGGGGGCGCGTTTCGAGTATCGCGGTCGAGCGTAACGCGTTCGGCGAGATGCACTACGTCGGGCTCAGGCAGTCGACGGACCTCCCGATCGTCCCGCACCTGACGACGGGCGCGAAGAAGGCCGACCCGTGGAGCGGTGTCGCGTCGCTCTCTGTGCTGTTCGAGAATGGGAAAGTGATACTCCCCTCGCGCACCGAGCACGACCGCCGAATGATCGAGCCCTTGATCTCGGAGCTCTGGGGCTTGGGTCGCGAGAAACATGACGACACGGTCCTCTCCTTGTGGATCGCTCACAGCGTATTAAGGAGGGACCGCTTCGCGCATAGTTACGTCGACTCAACGGGCGCGATCTACGACGAGCGAGGCGACGTGCTCAACGCGGACGAGGTGGACGACGGGCTCGATATCTTTTGGAGCGAGGCGCTTCAGGGTCACTACGTCACGCATTAAAGCGCGTGTGATATACTACGCGCGAGGAGGACTCATCGATGAGCACATACAAAACAATCTCGATCGAGCGGACGGGCGACGGCTCTGTCGTGTTCGATCACAGCGTAACGAAATGGCGTATGGATTCGTATCCAGCAAACGCGCAAGTCAGCGTCGAGGATCTGCCCGTCGGCGCGACGTTCAACGTGGACATTAGACCCGCGGGTCACGTCGAGTTTAAACGGCACATCAGCGACGCGACGCCCGACGACCTCGTCATGTTGTCGGGTAAGGAGGCGCCGTTGTTCTCGGCGATCCGCGTCACCGTCGCGACCACGGGGGGCGCGACCATCACCGCACACGTCACACTATGGGAGCGAGGTATCTAATGAGCGTAATCTATACACAAGGCGGGGGAGCTGCGAGCGTCCCCGACGCGACGACCACGACGAGCGGGAAGGTCAGACTCGCGACGATCGCAGAGGCGGGAGGCACGAGCGAGGCGATCGCGGTCACACCTGCGGGACTGCAAGCCGAGATCTCAGGGCTCACGAGCGGGATCGTTTACCGCGGGTCGATCGACGTCGCGGATTTTGCGACGACGCTCGCGAACGCTGAGCTCGGCGACTACTACAAGATCTCGACCGGCGGGACGAGCGGGGGCGTCGTCTACAGCGTGGGCGACTCGATCATCGTCAACGCGGACATGGGCGGGACGTTCAGCGACGCGAAGCTCGACCGGATCGACAACGTCGACCCCTCGACGAGCGACGAGATCACCGGAAACCACAACGCGACGAACTACACCGCGACGAACAGCGACACGCTTACGACTCACCTGAGCGGGCTCGACACGAAGCTTGGCACGCTCGCGACTGTGGCGACGAGCGGAGACTACGGCGATCTCTTGAACGCTCCCGCGCTCGCGACTGTAGCGACCTCTGGCGCATACGCGGACCTCTCAGGGACTCCCACGCTCGCGACTGTCGCGACGAGCGGAGACTACAGCGATCTCGCGAACAAGCCGAGCGCGAACGATCTCGCAGCGGATCACACGGCGACGAACTACACCGCGTCGAACGCTAACATCGACGGACACCTCGCGGGCATCGACTCCGCGCTCGGTCTCCTCGGTGGCTTCTCGTCGATCGTAGCGAGTAACACCGTGAACGTCGTCGCGGTCGACGCGAACACGTTCGTCACGTTGAGCTCTAATAACTCTGTGTATCCGTGGAAGATCAGCGTCCCCGCGTCTCCCTCGGACGGCGACGCGATCGCGCTCACCGTGGCGAGTGGGAGCGATGGAGAGCAGGCGAACACGCGCACCTCGATCGAGGTCTACGCGAGCGACGCGACGACGCTCCTCCACACGCTCAACTCGAACGCGCGCCGGACGCTCTGGATCGTCTACGAGAGCGCGTCGACCTCGTGGCTCGCGTCTCCATCGTATGACGCGCTAAAGAGGGGGAGCGCTAGCTCGACGACGCTCACCGCGTCCAACTTCGGATTCGAGGAGCTCCATATCATGGAGCGCGACACGGGTGACTACCCGCTCACGCTCCCCGCAGCAGCAGACGTCGAGCTCGGACAGGTCCAGATTATACGCTTACGCGGTCCGCGTAACCTCGCGATCACGAGCGCAGCGTCCGACATCGTGGACCCCACAGAGACGAACTACTCACTCAGCGCGAGTAATTCGATCACGGTGCGCGCGGATGCTGGCGAGATCAAGATCAAGCGAGTCGAGCGTATCGGCGTCGCGTACTATGAGCTCGACGCTCCGCTCGCGAACTTGGGGGACCTCGCCCCGCTCGCGTCTCCCACGTTCTCAGGCGTTCCCGAGGCTCCCACAGCGACCGCAGGAACGAACACGCAACAGATCGCGACGACCGCGTTTGTATCCGCTGCTGTCGTCGCAGCCGGTGGGCTCTCGAACATCGTCGAGGACACATCCCCACAGCTCGGCGCAGCGCTCGACGTCAACGGCTTCGCGATCACCTCGGCGACCGGATCGAATGGGGACGTCACGCTCGACCCCGACGGGACGGGCGATATCGCGATCGGCGCGGACCTCATACCCGACGCCGACGGGACGCACACCATCGGCTCGGAGTCTGCGCGCTACGTGTCAACTTATTCGGACCTTAACGGCGCGATCAGATTCAAGGCGAAGAACGACCAGGGCGTCGCGATCAACAAGGGGGACGTCGTCTACATCCACAGCGTCTCGGGTGACGTCCCCACCGTGAAGCTCGCGCAGGCGAACAGCGCCTCCACGATGCCCGCGTTCGGTCTCGCTGCGAGTGGCGCCAACGATCAAGCCGAGGTCCAGATCATCTCGTTCGGGAATCTGACGGAGTACGACACGACGACGCTCTCGCTCAGCGTGGGCGACACGCTCTACGTCTCAGCGACGAACGCGGGGGAGCTCACGAACACAGCGCCCGCGGGCGAGGCGAACTTGATCCAAAACATCGGGCGCGTCGTTCGCGCGAGCGCGACCGAAGGGATCATCAAAGTCGGCGGGGCGGGACGTAGCGCAGCGACTCCGAACCTCAACGACGGCAAGATCTTCTTGGGCGACTCGAATAATCGAAGCGTGCCGACGGCTTTAAGTTCGATCGCTCTGAGCTCGTTTAACGACGATCTCTCGTATCAACCTCTCGACTCTGGACTCACGTCGATCGCGGGCTTGACGACGTCGGGCGACGAGATCATCTACACCGACGGCGCGGACTCCTACACGACCGCGTCGATCACGGCAGCGGGTCGCGCGTTGCTCGACGACGCCGACGCAGCAGCTCAGCGCACGACGCTCGGTCTCGCGACGGTCGCGTCGTCGGGCGCGTACTCGGATCTCTCAGGGACTCCGAGCGCGGACGACTTACTCGCGGATCACACAGCCGTGAACTACACCGCCTCGAACGCGAATATCGACGGACACCTCGCGGGCATCGACTCCGCGCTCGCGTCGGTCGGGGGCTCAACGAATCCCAACATCTACGCGACCACGAGCAGCTCGTACTCGCCATCAGCGAGCGACGCGCCAGACTTAAACGTGTGGTACGGCGCGAGCAGTACGGGGAACTTTACGCTCACGCTCCCCTCGATCCTCTCGGTGCTCACGGGGACCGGAGCGACGGGGAGTGTCGTCGAGACGTTTGAGATGTGGGTCGGGCGCGCGGTGGATGGCGACATCATCATCAACGCGACGGACGGGATCGACGGCATCGGAGGCGCATCTAATACGAACGTGACGACGCTCACAGTCTCGGCGGGGCAGTGGATCAAGATCGTCGGTTGGAAGAGTTCGAGCACCAACGGGAAATACTTAATCGGAGACCCGCAGAGCGCGCCCGTCGATTCGGTGAACGGCGCGACGGGGGCGGTCGTTCTCAGCGCGGACGACCTCAACGCAGATCACGCGACGCCCTCGAACTACACGGCGGGGGACGTCAATATCGACGATCACCTCATCGGCATCGATAACGCGCTCGGCGACCTCGCCCCGCTCGCGTCTCCCGCGTTCACCGGAACACCGACCTCGACGACTCCGACACAGGGCGACAACTCGACGACGCTCGCGACGACCGCATACGTAGACACAGCGGTCGCGGGAGCTGGTGGTGGTACGAGCTACACGTACAGCGCGATCTCGGGGACGACGAGCGCGCAAGCGTGGTATCACTACAGCGTCGACACGTCGGGCGGGGCGGTGACGCTGAATCTCCCCGCGCTCGCTAGCGTCACCGACGGCGACGAGATCCGCGTCAAGTTGAGAGTCGCGGGGAATGACCTCACGATCGACGCGAACTCGACGGAGACGATCGACGGCGTACAGACGCAGACGCTCAGCGTCGCGACCTCGTCGATCACACTTGTCGCCGGTTCCGCGGAGTGGGAGATCGTGTAACATGAGTCACAATAAGATCACGGTGAACGGACGTACACCCGACGCGACGGGGGCGATCTCCGAAGCGCTCGGGGACCTGAGCGACGTCACGATCACAGCTGTTACAAGCGGTCAAGCGCTTGTCTACTCGGCGTCAGGATGGGCCAACGATACCAACCCGAACACGCTCGGCTCAGTGTTCGTCGGTGAGGGTGCCTCCCAAGCATACAGCGGTTCAGGCGCGTCAGGTGTGGCGAGTGGGGACACCGTCGAGTTCTACGCAGCGTCACCCCACAACGGACTAAGCGCCACCATCACAAGCGCGTCGGGGTGGGTTAGCGCCGTATCGTTGAGCGTTGGGACGTATCGCATTACGGCGAATGTGGCTCTTACTTTCAGCTCTGCGGGCTCGGTTCAATACCAAATCCATCAAGGCGCTACTGCTATTGGTGGCGTGGGGTTCTGTGCTCAAGATGACGCGGATTGTCACAACCCAGCGGTAGCATATGCGACAGTAGGATCGGGGACGAGCTCGTTTGATGTGCGTTTAACGAGCACAGGCTCCAACATCAACACCTTACTCAACCAGGGTAACCGCCACGCCGAGCTCGGGTATCTCATTATCGAGAGGGTACTATGAGCCACAACGCGACTAAGATCAACGATCAAGCGCCTGATCACACGGGCGCCATCACTCAAGCTCTAGGTGATCTCTCAGGTCTAAGCTTAGCGAGCCCTGTTAACGATCAGGGCGTCGCGTGGACCGGTGCAACTTGGGAGAACTACACAGCCCAACCCAACGAAGCAGCGTCGGCGTTTGGGCTTGACACCGCGACCGGCGGTTACGGTTCTTCGTCTTACTACAGCCAGATCTACGAGGACGCCGACGGATTCTACATTAACCTGCGCTATCGGTTCGGGACCCCATCGTTCCTAATGACCTTAAACGACACCTCGTATGCTACGAATATTGTTAAGTTTTTCGCTGTTAACTCTCAGTGGTGGAAAGCGTTTAGACTGACAGCGGGGTACAAGTATAAACTCGAGGCTGAGTGTTGCATACCCGCCGACAGCAGCGTGGGGGCTAGTGTCCAGTTACAGTGGCGCACCGCTGCGGGCGTGTCTTTGGGTCCGATTGGCTTCATCCGTCGACCAACAGACAACAGGACCAAGCTGATCGGGTTCATTGACCTCACCGCATCGAGTGGGACCACGGATGTCGGCTTGTTTAATCATGGTATGTCCGGAGATGTGGCATGGATTCAGGCGGGGGATGACAACCGCCAAACAGTTATCACGGCAAGGATTGTGGAATGAAGATTACACAGAAGCGCCTCTCGAGTGTTACCGATGGCATGCTCGTTAAGTTCAACTCATCAAACCTGCTAGAGCCCTATGATGGGACCGGCACCGCGCAAGGCATCGCGTCGAACTGTCGTGTGGTTGCCGTTCAGCCGGACCCAGATCAACCGCCGACGGATGTGCTCGTCTGTGAGCTCGTGATCGACGGCGCATGTCAAGCGCTCCTCTCAGGGTCCGCACCCTCGACGGGGGGGCTCATCTACGCGGACGGGAGTCGGATATCAGTCACGGCGAGCGGGTCGCCTATCGGTCGACTATTGCCTCGAGGGTGGTCCGAGGCGACCGGATACGGCGACGGGGACTTAGTGACGATTTACATCTCGGGGGTTAACTGATGATCGCAACACTCGAAACACTACGCGCGCTCCTGAGTGCGCGACGAAGCGAGCTCCTCTGGGGCGGGGCGGGCGTGCTCGCGTTCTCTCTGCTCCTCGGCGCTTATTTGGTGGGCGTTCGTCAGGGCGTCAACGCTCAGCGCGTCATCTGCGCGGAGCAGCGCGAGCCGTTGCTTGAAGAGGTCCGGAAGCTCACGAAGCAACGCGACGAGCTGAGCGGACAACTCACGAGAGCGCGCGCGCAGGGCGCAGCGGATTGCGCGATCGACTGCGAGAGCGTCTGCGCGCAAGAGGTCGCCGACGCGCTGAGCGACGCGGGCGCGTGGGGATGCGTGTCACCATGATCGCGCAGCTCCTCTCGCTTACGCTGATACTCCAACCGGCGACGCCCCTCCTCGTGATCGACCTCGGGTACGAGATCGAGCCGATCACCGCGACGCGCCTCAAGCTCAGCGAGCCCGCGCCGAGCGACGGGGCGTTCATCTCTCCGCGCGATTGGGTTCGGATCCGCTCAGCGTTGAGGACCTCGCGCTCCGTGTGTCAGTGGGCGATCAACGAGACGCTCGACGAGTGTATCCGTGGACTCGAGAGAGACCGCGAGCTCATACACGCTGAGCGCTCGACGCTCCTCGAGGTCGCTGACACCTACGCGCTAAGACTCCAGGACACCGAGAGCGCATTGAATGACGCGCTCAAGTTGAACACCGAGCTCGAAGCGGAGCGCGACTTGTACATGTGGGCGACGATCGGCGTGCTCGGGTCGGTCACGCTCGTCGTCGTCGGCTCGCTGTTGATGAAGAGACCATAGGGGGAACCATGTCACATAATAAAGTTACGGTGAACAACCAAGCGCCCGACGCGACGGGTGTGATCAGCGTCGGCTTAGGCAATCTCAGCGACGTCACCGCGTCGTCTCCCGCGAGCGGGCAGACGCTCAGATACAGCGGGGGGACGTGGCAGCTCGGGAGCACGACGACGACGCTCGCGCTCTTCGGTGTGGGCGCGTCTCAAGCGTACCCGACAGGGGGGAGCCAGATCGCCGCCGGCGTCGATCTGCATTTCTATGGAGTCGCTTATAACGGAGTCGGGGCGACGGGTACATATTCGGGATGGTACGACGAGATCACGCTCCCCGCGGGTGAGTACGTACTCACCGCGGTGTCGGGCGTCTCGATGAGCTCTTCGACGGGCTCGGTGTCTTATCGCTGGTACGACCACACGGGCGCGACGTACACAGGGACGACGGGCATCGCGGGACATGATGACCTCGACGTCGGCTCCCCCGCGATCACCTACGTCTCACCGACCGCGTCAACCGTTTATAGTGTCCGCGCGACGGCTGCGAGTAACGTGAACACGCTCGCGTCGCAGGGGAACCGAGCAGCCGAGCGCGGGTGGATCGAGGTTCGGAAGCTATGAGCCACAACACGACACAGATAAACGATCAGTCGCCGGACGGCGCGGGGGAGATCACGCTCCCCCTTGGTGCGTTGAGCGATGTGAGCGCCTCGACCCCTAATGCGAATGATTTAATCGTTTACGGTGGCGCGACGTGGGGCGCGTCTGCGGACCTCATCACCCCCGCATCGGCTCGAGGTACGGCGGGCTCAAGCTCTTCGTCGTCTAGCGTATTGATCGCGACGCCGAACCCATACCTTGGGGGAACGGACCCTAACCGCATGTATTGGGAGTACGCAGCACTTCAACAGGGGAGCGCGCTTCGCATGGGGGAGAGCTCTTCGAGCGATGTATCGTTTCGTGTAAACACCTATGGCACGACGCGGTGGGCTGTCGGCTTTGATTTCTCGACGGCGGGGGTGTACGCGCTACGCGCGACGCTCCACATCGGCGCGCTGAGCGCGTCGACCGCGTATATCGATTGTTCGTGGACTGACATAAACTACAATAAGCTCGGACCGATCGCGCGCTTCTCGACATCCACCAACAAACGAAACACGCTACACGGGATCATCGACGCGACCGCGGGAGACGTCGCGGGCGTTTATATCGACGCCGTCAGTAACGCGTATTACAACCAAGCGAGCTACACAAACATCTTTATCGAAGTTGAGAGGGTATCATGAGGATCTTATTAAAGCGTAACGCGTCCGTAAATGACGGCGCGCTCGTAGAGCTCGGCGCGTCGAACGTCGTCCAGACACACACGACCGGCGAGGCGTTGGGCGTCGCCTCGTCTTGTCGCGCGATCACGATCAGGGAGAACGGCGAGGACGTCGAGCTCCTCGTGTGTGACGTCACGATCGACGGGGACGCGCTCGCGACTTTGAGCGGGACAGCTCCCGCGAGCGGGGGGCTCCTTTATCCGTCGGGCGACGGTAAGGTGAGCACCACCGTAAACGGTGAATCTGTGGGACGCCTCGCCCCTCGCGCACTCAGCGCGCTCGATGGATACACCGACGGCGAGCTCGTCAACGTCTCACTCTGCGGACGCTGATATGAACGAGCTCACCATCACACAGCTCACCGGACTCGTCGGGATCGCTTACTCGCTCTGGCAGATCAGCGGAGCGCGCGCGTCTCACGCTGCGGAGATCGCGGAGCTCCGCACTAAGGTCTCCGCGCTAGAGAGCGGAGCGGGTGACACCGCGCGCACGCTCACGCGCATCGAGGAGAACGTCACCCAGATCTCGACGACGCTCGCTCGACTCGAGGAGCGCTTAACCGCGCTCGACCGTAAGATCGAGAACCGTTAACTCACCCCCACGGGATGAGGCGACCGCGCTCGTCGTACTTAGGTTCAGCGCCCTTGAGCCAACGCGTCGCGAGCGCTGGCGTCGCGGACGCGGGAACGTTGGGGGTACACACCATCATCTCGCGCTCCATGATCTCGCGCACGCGCATCGCTGCCTCGTGCGCGCGCTCCTTCGGGGACTCGACGAGCACCTCATCATGAATGAACGCGACGGGGCGACACCCGAACAGCGGAGACTCTGGATCGGTCCAACACTCGCGAGCGAGCTCGAAGAGAGCGCGCTTCGCGCCGTCCGCAGCCATACCTTGAAACGGCATATTCGCGGACTCCGTATAACTCGGATTCCCGCGGATGCGTTGCGACGAGGGACAGATCACGCGCCCGTCGTTGTGCGCGCGCTCTGCCTCCTTGAACCACGGCCTCATCTTGTAAGTCGAGATCCAGGTGTCGCGTAAGTCGCTCGCCTCCTCCTCGCTCAACTTGACCCCGTACCCCCGCGCGTAGTTGATGAACGCGCTCGCGCCCATGCCTCCCGCGTAACCAAAGTTCGCGGGCTTCGCGCGTTGCCTCATGCTCTTCGCCTCGGCGTCACCCTCCGCGACGCGCTGAAGCATCTCCTCGTACTCGATCCCGAGGATACGCGCGCCTAAATAAGAGTGCGGGTCGAACTGCGGATCTTGAGCGTACATCTCGCCGAGTGGTGAGTGCTCACCCGTCACGTAGAGATAACACTCGGCGAGCGTCCTCATCTCCGCAGCGTCGTAGTCGCAGAGAATGAACACGTTACCATCGCGCGGGATGAAGCAATCGCGGATCCCCCCACGTCGCGGGAGGTTCTGTAAGTTCGGACGCTTGCACGACGTCCTCCCCGTCCTCATCAGTACGCTATACTCTGCGCGCAGAATCCCGCCGTAATGCTTCGCGCTCTCGAGCTCTCCGACGTATGTCGAGCCGAGCTTCTGCGCGCGACGGTACTGATCGAGGAGCGCGAGATCCGGATCGCCCGTTGCGAGGAGCGCGTCGCGTGAGGTGCTGATCTCTCCGCTTGAGGTCTTGGGAACCTCGTCGCCCCGCGTGCTCAAGATGAGGTCGATCCACCCCCCACCGCGTCCGGATCGACGCGCATCCCCTCCGCGCCGATCAAGCCGAGCGCGAAATCTGCGCGCACCTGAGCGCACTCGTCGAGGAGCTCCTCGCTCGGGATCGCGTGCGCTTGCGCGTGAAACACGAGCCCCGTGAGTAGCGCGTCCTGTGTCGCGTAGTTGATCGCTTGGTCGCCCCACTCCTCGAGCGGAGTGTCGGCGAGCTCGTCATACGTGTATCGGACGCCCCCGCGCTTCGACTCTCGGATGTCGAGCTGATAGTATTTGAACGCGAGCCCGCCGAGGCTGAGCTTCGCGCCGACGCTCTGGCCGTCCTCGTCGAGGATCACGCCGTCCCCCGTTCCCCCTCTCGCGATCTTGTGCAGCTTCTCGCGGATCCGCGTGTCACGAACGCGCCCCTCGTCTAACGCCGTGAACATGATCGGCATCAACGACGGGAACGTGCGCGCGATCACGCAGAGGTCAAAGCGCGCGTTATGGAGGATCGTCGTCTCCGTAGTGAACGCGCGCTCTAGATACGCGCGAGCGTCCTCACCGCGCATCACCCCCGCGCGCCACTCAGCGCCGACGAGCTCCGCGTAACTGAGGCACACGAACGGGGGGACGTTCCGGCCCTTGATTAAATAGGTCTCTGTATCAATTGCGATTAGCATCGCTCTCTCCTGTCTCGTAGATAAACGAAACCCCCGACCGGTGTTGTCGATCGAGGGCGTCGTTTGCTAGTTCGGAACCCAACTGAGACAAGAAAGGATCTCGCGTTGAGTATCACGTCTAGCGTCGTCAGTCAACGATTAAAACGGCACGTCCGCGCCGTCGTCGTCGCTCGCGTCTGCGCTCTCGCTCACGTTCCAATTGTTACCTGATGGAGCGGTCTCAGGCTCGTCGCCTCGGTTGAGCTCCTCGGGGCCGGCGAGAAACGAGTATCTGAGATAGGGTTTCTTTGTAGTCAAGCTCTCTTTCTGTTGAACGATAACCTTGATTACTGCACCGATGCAGAGCCCCTCGCGAAATGCTTTGTTTACGATGTCCGTGGTGACGAGGTCCCTCGCCTCTGGGGGGAGCGTTGCAGCGACGATCGATTTCAACTGCGAGAGGTTCCTTTGTACCATCCACTTTTTTACCCCGCTCAGGTGAAACAGATGCTTCACAGGTGCCTCCGGTGCGTGGTAGTCGGACGAGACGATCTGCGCCTCGAGGATGACAAGATCATTCCCTGTGTTCTTTGATGTGACCGTAGGGACACCCTCGATACGGATGAGGTGAGTCCCCTCTTCCATAAACGCGCGATCGACGCGGTCGAACTC